TACCTGCCCCCCCAAAATCACCAACCCCCTAACATGGGGAGAATAGTAACAGGGGGGGGGTCTTTTTTGTCAAAACAACCTCGCGCCCCCGTCAATTAAGCTTTTGTTTTGGCAAATCCAAAAAGTCAAAACAAGTAGCAACCCAAGATTCCCTTGGGCGTCCGGTTTGGCTTGCCTTGACCTTCAAAGCCTCGCCCCTGCTAACGAGGTCCCCTAGAATAACGTTCAGCTCTCTAGGCTGTAATAGTCCAACCCCTTTGAGCCTTCTTAGCTCCCTATCTGTCAATCCCTTTTCCCCGGCCTTTTCTATCGCCTGAAATACTCGTTGCCTATCCGCCTCATATTTAGAGCCGGACATTTTTCTCCTTACGCCCTCAACCAATCTCAAAAAACAATCTTGAGAATATTGGCAGGCCCACCGAGCGGAGGATTCCGAAATATTCGTTTCAAATTTCGATGCTGAAATAATGAGCGAAATTCTCATAGCCACCTCATGGGCTCGGACTAAAAGGTTCTCAAGCCCTAGCTCTTTTATCTTGTCGCGTTGCGTTAAAATAATGTCCTCGAATTGCTCGAATACAGAATATGCTTCATCGGTAATATTGAAAATAGTGGGTTCCGGTGCTATGTCGTGCGACTCCGAGCTACCCTCGAGAATGCTGCAATCCCTTAGTCCCTGAGCCCACTCAACCAATGCGTTGGGTGGGCTTTCCCTTGACCTATTGCGCCGGTATTTAGAAATAGGTGCCTCATTCTCCACCACCAAGAACCGGCCTAAGGTTCCGTTCTCTACCTCCGCCCCTTCCAGCGCCCTGTAGAAACTTCCAGGGGTTGTGAGCCCGAGCAAAGTAATTGACGGTTTTTTAACTGTAAACCTTTCAATCCCTTTGGCTTGTTTGTCGCTCATTCGGGAATAGCTCGGTGGCCTATGTAGCCCGTGGGGTCTTCCGAATATCTCGATAAGAACCCTCATGGATTGCTCAAGGTTCGACTGCCCTTGTGCTTTCGTCGCCTCTAGGTATCTGCCGAATTCATCAATGACCGCAATATGGGTGGGCCTCTCTTTTAATTCTGAAAATATTGCACCGGGGGAAGTATAACCTGAGCCCCCGATTAAATCATCTAACCCCGCCGCCTCGAGCACGGCCTCAACGGTGGTTTTACAATGTTCCTTGCCTGAACCACTACGCGCCACCACTGCTAGAAATAGTGGGGAGTAATTGTCACCGCTCGTCACATACCGCCGGCCTAGTAATACCGAGCCAAGGGCCAGCGCCGATTGCATGGCGATACGCTTGTCTAGTACCTCCTTGGGCGAAGTCCTACAGAACCAATCAACGAATTCCCCCAGGACACCTGGAATCTGGGGAAGCTCTTTTCTCGGCGTCGGCTTGGGCTTTGGCCTTGAAATAGTTGGAGCCTCCACCGCCTGGATGGGTTGCTCGTCTGGATGGTTCTTGAGGTGGGTCCTCCAGATAGAATTGTTGGTGTGCTTTACTTCTTTTTCTCTTAAAGGCTTTTCAAAGGTGTCATTAATTTCCAGGGCTAGCTCGAGGGTTTGCTCCTTGGTTAGCCCATCGGACACCCACGCCCCGATATCACTAGCAATGGAATTGTTTCGGGCTCCTACCTTGGCGGGTTCGCCCACTACTCTGATCAGGCTCGGGTCAAATCCTAATAGATTGCCTTCCCCATTGCCTGGCTTAAATGAATCCGCCACCGTTGGCGCAACGTTGAAAATACTTCTCAGCCCGTCGATATCGTCCTGATTTAGCTCGGGCAGTTCATCAATCGCCAAGTCTCCGAACCTAATCCACTCGTATTTGCTTCCACTTGGGTGGGTTGAGCCCGCCCCTACCACGTAGTTGCAGGTCTGGGGTCCTCGTATTGAATAGACTTCTTTCCCATCTTCTTTCACGCTAATGCGGCGAACGTCGCTCGGTGCGTAGAAATAGTGCCGCCCCTTCCCTGTCTTAGCCACAAGGGGGGAGGGTGGGAAGTTGGCCTCAACGTAGTCGATAACCTTTTGACAGTCTGCGTCAATTACGGTGCAATTACTTGTCAAAATCCCGACATTCGCTTGTGGGAATCGCTCAAAATACTTTTCTATTTCATCTGGTGAGTGGGGCCTCTCAAAGACCGCTTCAATCGAGCCGCTTGGGTATACTGAAAAGTGCGGCTTTTTATCCTTTTCCATTAATAAAATTACATTAAATCCATAGTCCATTAGCTTCGACGCGCATCGTAGCATTTCTACCCCCATATCTTGGTTCTCCTTCTTTTCTCTTAAGCTGCATTGTCTTCTTCCCTAGCCTGTCTTTTCTCCATTGCATCAAGGCCAATGGATAACGCTTCCCTCATGACATCGGCTCGGGAGGCCGACCCCCTTAGGCTTTTCCGGGCTAGGTATGTTGCCAATTGTGCGGCTCGCTCGCAAATCTCCCGGTGAAGATTCAGCATTACTTTTACGGTTACATCTTCCTGCATAAAATTCTCCTTGAAAAAGACTTGCGTTATTGTTAGGTGAAATATATGTAAAACTCAAGTAAAGAAATTGCTTTACAATTGTTTTATGTACGTGTTACGCTTAGTCAGGCACCGCATTTGAGTGCCCTAGTGAAAAGGAAAAAAAATGTACACTTCATCCGATGCCCGGCAATTAGTTTATGACGCCGTTAATTACCTCCAACGATTCGACGATGATAAGGCCACCGAACAAAACGGTGTAGGCTTTTCTAAGTCTGATTCTCAGCTAGGCCACATCGCCGCGAACCTGCCCATTAGTGATTGGGACTCCGACCTCACTATCGAAATAGCCGGGGTTCTCGTTAAGTATCTCGACACCCAACTATCTCATTTTGACACACAGGTGATTCGAGTCATGGCGGAACGCGCAAGGGGCCGCGATGCTATCCGCGCCACCGTTAAGCGCCTCAAAAAAGAAGAAGAGCTACAAGCTTTTCGGGATTCCCGAAAGCTGTTTATAGGGGATAACGGCTTGTTGGCCGCTCAGTGGGAATACAAGGACCCTGAGTTTAACAAAATCAAGGAAATGGTTCGGAGCATCAAAGGACGCGGCTATAATGCAAATAAGCGCCAATGGTCGATTCCCAAAAACGACACGACTCGCCCACTGGTAAAAAAGCTTGTAGAGGATTTCCGGTTTACATGTTCAGACTATGTGGCCGCATGGCTTGCACAAGCCGCGTACGTGGAACCCGTTGACGAATACGTTGAGCCGGTTCTCCCTCTTTACCCTCACCAAGAGTCGGGGATTGAATACCTTCGCTCCAATGATAAGGCGATGCTAACCGATGAAATGGGTTTAGGTAAAACCATTCAAGCATTGCTCGCCATCCCTAAGGATGTCCCGGCGCTTATTGTTTGCCCCGCGTCCTTGAAGGGCAATTGGGCTAATGAGGTTCTTAAGTGGCGACCGGACCTAAAGCCGGTCATTTTACAAGGACGTAAATCTTTCCGTTGGCCCGTGTTTAGCGAGGGTCACGCCGAAATCATTATCACCAATTACGAAATCCTACCGAAAGAGGGGACCTCTGAACTCTTTCACCACCGAATCATCGCCGTGGTTGATGAGGCTCATTACCTCAAGAAGTACAAAGCTGCGCGAACCAAAAACTGGCGCGATATGGCTAAAGCAATATTGGAGAACGGCGGCAAGATTTGGGGAATGACGGGGACGCCCCTTGTTACTTCGCCCGCTGACTTGTGGGGTTGCCTCCAATCTTTCTTTTTAGCCAAGCAAGGCTATGAGGATTTTTATAGCTTTATGGACGCGTGGGGGGGTTATCACGGTGAGTACGGTATCGAGTGGGATTGTGGCGATATCGACGAAATTGAAGCACAAGAGGGGTTAGACAAATGCTCGTTTGGGCGCAAGCGTATTGACGTTCTACCCGACCTTCCCCCCAAACGCTGGACCGATATTTATGTGAAGGTTCCGCGAGGGTGTGGCGCAATTGACCGGGAGCTGCTTAAAGAGTTGCGGGAATGGGACGGTGGGCCTCTACCTATCGCCGGGGAATTGGCTAAGGCTCGCCGGGAGCTTGCTATCGCCAAGGGCGTTAAGGCCATGCCTTTTATTGAGGAGCTAATCGAAGGCGGCGGCGGTCCTATCGTAGTGTTTAGCGCCCACATTGACCCCGTTAAGGACCTCGGGAAAAAAGATGGGTGGGCCTGTATCACCGGTGAAACACCGAGCGCCGAGCGCACCGAAATCGTATCCAAATTTCAACGGGGGGAGCTCGAGGGAATAGCCGGGACCTATGCAATGGCGACCGGTATCACCTTAACGCGGTCCTGCCGGATGGTGTTCCTATCTCTTGATTGGAGCCCCGCTAATAACGCTCAAGCTGAGGACCGCATTTGCAGAATCGGGGCCGAACACGATGCGTGTGAATATTTTAGAATCGTGGCAAGCACTGAGGTTGACGAAATTATTCACAACTCAATTTGTCGCAAAATGAGAATGATTAACAATGTTGATGAACAAAGGAAGCTATAATGAGTGACGTAACAGAGCTAGATAAGTTATGCCAAAAGCATAGGGAGTATGCGGAGGTCGAGAAAAAGGCCAAGCAGAACCGGATAGAGGTGGAGAATATCATTCTCCAGATAACCGACTCTAAAGAGGAAGGCACTTGTACGACTAAAACCCGGTACTTCAAATGCTCCACCGTGGGGAAGCTAACGCGAAGTCTTGACCCGGAGGTTTGGGCAAATATCAAAGACGATATTCCCGAAGATTTGCAGCCGGTAAAAGTAAAGGAAAGTATCGACCTTCCCAAGCTTCGGGCTATTGAATCAGCGAACCCTGATTTGTTTAAATTTATCTCTAAGGCAATTTCAACCAAGCCAGCTAAGACTCAGGTAAAGGTGGAACTTCTATGAAATTAATTAAAACCAATGATCAGGGGCAATACCGCTTGAAGATTTGCACCCACGGGGAAGCGGGGGCGGGGAAAACTCGCCTTTGCGCCACCACGGGGGCGCTGGATGAAACGGTTATCATTAGCGCCGAAGGCGGTCTACTCTCGTTGCGTGATAGCAACATGACCGCCATCGAATGCACATCAAAAGAGGATGTACTTGAGGCTTACGCCTGGATTTGCGACTCGGACGAGGCTCGCGGAATTCAGTGGGTGTGCCTCGATTCAATTTCGGAAATAGCCGAGCAAGTTTTAACAAGCGAGCGGGCCAAGTCTAAGGACCCTCGCCGCGCATACGGCGAGTTAGCTATTACAATGGATAAGCTTATCAAAAGCTTTAGAGACTTAGACAAGCACGTTTACATGTCTTGTAAGACGGAGCGAATCCAGAGTGATTCTGGCCTTATTTGGTCGCCTGGTTTACCAGGAAATAAAATATCCCAATCAATCCCTTTTCTATTCGATGAACTTTTTTGTTTGCGGGTTCACCGAGATGCGGAAAGTGGAGAGGTTAAGCGTTGGCTACAATGCCAGAATGATGGCCAATATCTGGCTAAAGATAGAAGCGGGGCGCTTGATATGTACGAGGCCCCAAACCTAGCAGAAATTAAAAAGAAAATTTTAGGAGAGTAACATGGCTAATTTAGGTGGATTTAACCCCAATGACTTTGAAGAACAAAAATCTTTTGACCCGATTCCGGCCGGCGTCTACATCGCTATGATTACAGATAGCGAAATGCGCTCGACTAGGGCGAATGATGGCGAATATCTTAAGCTGACCCTTACCATCATGGACGGGCCGCACGTTAATCGGCTTTTGTGGACTAACTTAAACTTAGTAAACAAAAACCCTAAGGCGGTCGAAATCGCTCGTAAGAACTTGGCGAGTATTTGTAAGGCTGTTGGGCTTAATCGCCCGGTGCAGGACTCGGCCGAGCTACATAACAAAGCTATGAAAATCAAAGTTGATATCCGAGCGGCGCAAGGCGATTGGGATGCGAGCAACGTAATTAAGAGTTACGCTCCAGCCCAGAATTCTCCCGCTGTCGCCGCGCCTTCTAACGGTGGAGTGGTTCCGCCGTGGGCAAACCAAGGTGGTGAAGAAAAGAAAAAACCCCAACTTCCTTTCTAACCTATAAAACCTTGGCGGGGGGTCCGGTTCGCTGCCTGGACCCTCCACGCCTTTGGAGAGCCCAATGGTAAAAA